TTTTTTCCCTCCCCCCTTATTTCATTCACCCCTTTGTATCTAACCCCCTTGTTGCAATTGTGATAGAAGGTAATGCCCCTTTCTCCAATAGGCACGTTCTTTTGTGAACAATTTATCTGATCCAAACATATTCCTATGTAAGTGTAAGTCTGGTGACGGTTATACATATGATGAAAAAAACGAAGACGATAAAAAAATGATGCCCTCTTTCGAAGGCATCTTGAACAACACATGTTCCATGGGATTGGAACGAAGAAATTTACAATTAATGTTTAAAATATCAAGCTGTAGTAAGTATTTACGTTAGTAAAATATGCTGTTTGTTCTATTGCTGTTAATGTTGTTTCTGTTGCTGTTATGTCCCAGAATACAAATTCATGAAAAAACATATTTTGGGCAAGTGAGGCAGCACAACAATAAAAGAATTGTGTTTGATCATATGTTGGTGCGTTAAATCCCTCTGCTGTATATATTTCTTTATTCAATGCTTCTGTTCCACCATTTCCTAACCCAGCATTACTTGATCCATTCATAAATGAAAGATTAGTTCCTGCATCATCATTCATAAAATTCATTACAGCAAAAGTATCACCTTGAGATATTGTACCTAATTGTGCTATAGCAAGTCCATTAGATTTAATTGTTTTAAATTTGTTATTATTAGCCCCATAAGTTCCCATTGCATATCCATTCCCATTCTCAGCAATCGTAATTGCACTACCACCATAATAATACTCCATTACCATACATAAAGTTGGTGTTTTATTAGATTTTCCTGTATATGCTGGTCCTTGTTGAAAATAATCCCCTACACCTGATGTATCAGATAATTCTGTTGTTTTAGAAGCTGTATTACCTTGTGAATCAGTAACAACACCTGCTGTAACATCATAAATTAAATTACCAGCTGTTGCTTGAATAAGATCAAACCCATTACCACTTTGATCATACCATGTATGAACATATCCATTTGTTCCAGTACAAAATGAAGCTATTGCTGCTGTATCTACATCTTCACCACTGAATCCAATATCTTGAGTTGCTGAATCACTTGCTCTTCTTACCTTAATACAATCACCAGTATAACCAGCTCTTAATTTTCTTAATCCAACAGCAATTACTGCATCTACTCCTACATCATCAATTAAATTTGATGCCGCTGGTGGTCCTGCTGCTGCTTTTGGTTTATTTTTAAATACCGAGGTTGGTGTATACATTAATACCCAATTAAATGGTTAATACCTGCTCCGTATAGATTTGATGTATCAAATGTTACAAATGAAATCATATCACAATTTCCTGATCCTGTTGATACTGTAAATTCACTACCAGATTCAAATCTAACTAAATTATTGAAATTCAATGTTGCAGCTGATGCGTTTTGTGTTACTTTTAAGTTAACTGTTTGTCCAGCTTGTATGTTTGTAGGATTAAGATGCACTGCTCCACCTGCTGGCATTGCTAACGTGAAGAAATTACCTGCCGATAAATCCATTGATGCTGTATTTGATGCAATTGATAATGCCGCTACTGCGCCGTTTACGCTACCATTAAATGTTATATCATTTGTAATAACACCTGGAATGCTCATTGCATGAGATGCTGTTGTTGCTACAGAAGCACTTGTTGCAAATGATGCACTTAATGCATATGAAGCACTTGTAGCATTATCAGCAAATGATGCTGTTAATCCTCCTCTAATAGATCCTGCTAAATCAGCGAATGATGATGATGTTGCTCTTAATGCTCTTGATGCTGAATCTGCTGATATTGCATGGCTAGCTAATGAAGAACTTATTGATACTGATGCTGATTCTGCATGAGAAGCACTTACAGCAAATAATGCGTTTGATGCTGTTGCTATTACTTCACCTTGGAATGATCCACTAAATGAACCGCTTGCTCCATTACTAAATGTTGTTGTATTTCCTATGGTAACTGTTGTTCCAGTATCTGTTATACTAGAATCAATTATTGTATGGTGTCCTCCACCTTTTTGTATTTTATTTACACCCGGCGATACTTCTGATGCTCTACTTCCTGTTGGACCTGTAATTATTACAGCTGTATTTCCACTTTCTTCTTGTAATATCCAGTTATCTGTATTACCATCCCATTCTAAAGATGCTGTTACTCCTGAACCTGAATCATATACTTTTATACCTGCATATCTTGCTGTTGGTGTATCTGCGTTTAATAATATAAATTCATCACCAATTATTACGGCTGAACCAGTTACTGTTCTTAAATGCCCTACTGATGCTGAAACTGCGGTTAAATTATTAAATGAACCACTATTAAATGATACATTAATTCCACCTCTAATATTGTCTGCTTGTGATGCTGTTACTGCGTATGAAGCACTTGTTGCAAATGATGAGCTATCTGTTGTATGAGATGCACTTACTGCAAACGATGCTGTTCCAGCTAAATTACCTTGGAATGAACCAGAAAATGTTGTATCCTTTAATACATTTGTAGATGGGTTATATCTTAATTTACTTATTGGAGGTACTCCAACTATTTCTGGATTACCTGCAACTCCCATTAAAAGACCAAAATTAAAATTATCAGTTCTTTCTATAATATTAATTCTACTTGCTGAAGCTGCATTTGAAGCACTAACTGTTGTTCTAGCAATTGATGCTGTATCAGCATATGATGCTGTTGCATTTGCACTTAATGTTGTTGCTCTTGCTGCTACTGATGCACTATCAGCTAATCTTGAAGTTCCAGCTTGTGTTGCGAATGATGCTGATACTGCAAACGATGCAGTTGCAGGAACATTTAATGCGTGTGATGCTGTAATTGCGTTTATTGCGTTGCTTGCTGTTTGTGCAAGAGTAGCGACTGAAGCACTTTCTGCAAATGAAGAACTTACTACAGTTCCATTTAAAAATGATGCAGTTTCAGCTAATGAAGCACTAGCAACTGGTCCTATTACTCCTGTACCACTTACAAATCTCGCAAATCCTGCTACATCAGCAAATGATGAAGATACTTCTTTTGTTATCTCAACTGATGCTGATACTGCATATGATGCACTATCTGCCATCGATGCTGAAACTGCCCTTAAAGCAACTGATGATGTTGCTGGTACATTTGTTGCATGAGATGCTGTTATAGCAAATGATGAGGTAATTGTTAAATTATTAATTACACTACCTGTCGCATTTTGTAGTATTGATCCACTTTCAATTACTAAGTCTTGAAACGAGGATGATATTGGTAAATTACTTATATTAGTTGCCATTGTTATCTTCTAATTTTTGGTGGTGGGTATTGACTAAATGCTGAATCTACAATTGGTAACCCTGCTCTCCTTGCTAGATTTAAATATCTTGCTCTAACCCTTGATTGGAATACTATCGGGGCAAAATATTGTGAACCATAATCTGCTACCTGTTGATATAACAATGTATTTGCTGTTAATTCAGGAAACTCTTGTTCTTCTTCAGTTATGTATCGTGTTAATTTATCTGCGTAGAATTCCATTCTGTTTCTTACGCTTTGTCTTTTCATATCATACACCTGTCTATCTACAGAATTGCTATTCTCTCCTCCTTGTGGTGTTAATAATCCGTTATTTCTAGGGCGAATAAAAATTGACTCTAATGTCTCATAGTATGCAGCATAAAGTAACATTGGCTGTATATAATCATCCAATAATTTTTTATAATTAGCATTTCCAGCATCATCAATTTCTTTAGTTTCTACTAGAGTAAGTAGTTTTTCATATAATACTGTCCCTATAACTCTTTGTAATTCTATATCTTGACTAACTCTAATATTATTTTTTAATAAAGATGGATCAACTGAATCGTTAATATCACTGTATTGTTTTAATTTTGTCCAAGATAATAATAATGTATCTGTCATTTTTATTCTGTTGATTCGTTTATTTCGTCTACTTGTTCTTGAATTTCTTCAATGTCTTCAACGTCCGCTTCTTGTGACGTTACAACTTCTCTTTCTCCAAATGATCCTTCATATAATGGATCTTTTTGTATCACACCAACTGTTACTTTGTCTTGTTGTTGTATCCCTAATAAATATTCTAATACACTAAGAATGTTTTGTTGATACGGTGTAACTACGGTGTTTAAAAATAACCTATATGCTGTTTGAATTTCATCAGCATTGTTACCTAATCCAGTGTTTTCCTTAATACCTAATAAAGCAGGTGAAGTAATTCTATGTGCTGATAATATTTTTTGAACAACCATATCGTTAATAGTTGTATAATAAGTATCTGCACCATTTTGTGGAATAGGCGTAATCGTAGGGGCGACATCCGGTGCTGGAACATCCATATAGATTAAGTTACCAGCATTGTTGGTGCCTGCATATTGCTCTCTCAACATTCTTTCTATTGCTTCTCGCTCATCATCGGTAGCATTAGTATATGTAGTAATTGCAAGACTTGGTGTTAGTCCATTAGTTATATTATTAATGTGGAAATTGTCTACTTCTTGGTCTAAATCAATTACTTTAGTAGCACCAACATAATCAGGTAGTGGATAGTATTCTTTACCTGGAGAATATGGTTGATGGACATATATTTGTCTACCTTCATACATCTTATTTCTGGGATCGAATATCGGTAAGTAAGGTACATCGTTTAAATTGACTTTATTACTATAATTGTAGTTCTTTTTCCAATCATTTGATATAAAATAACCTGGACAATTGCCCCTATTATCTTTCTTTTTTGCTCTTATATATGAAAAATCAATATGATAAACTTCTGCTATTGTAGTTTTATCTCTTGACCATATAACTTCTAAAGCAAAACCACCGAATAATTTATAATCTAAAGCAATTTTGCTATATAAATCATTCCATGATTCTCCCATGCGATTTGCTCTATCTAGTATTGCTTCATTTTCAGTTACTAATCCTTCACCTCTTACTGCTTCTACTACTGCATTTACACACGCTGCGTGTGTTGATGAATGATTAAATAGAGAAATTAGATAATCTGGGAATTGATTATCCTCACCATATTTGATGAATTGTTTATCTTTTTTTTCATTACTAGCTTTTAGCTTGTATGAATCCCTTTTTATACTTGTAAAATTTAATTTAGCCATTGTAAACGTTATAAAATGCTAACTCGTTATTTTGATATTTGTATTGTTCATCCCAGTCACTTCCTGTGACAAAAACTCTCTCGGTAGCTAATAAACCACCTGCTGATTCGGCAGCTGAATACTCATCCCATTGTTGCTGAATAGTATTCCATATATCAGTTGCTGTCTCCCAAACAACTGCACTACCTGTTACTCTGTTATAAATATTAGCAGTATAGTGTCCACTATTAGGTGGTACATCTGATCCACTAACATTAAATAAAATCCAACCATTATTTTCGGTTAAATTTGTATTATTTTGTACTACATATACTGTTGGACTGCTTTCAGGTCCTGCAAATGAGGATGTTAATGAGAATAATAAGGTACTACCAGTGAAATACTGGTTAGACCAAAATGCAACATTCTCTAAGCTACTAGTTGTCCCGTATTGTAGTTGTATCATTCTTTTATTTTAATTATTTAATAAAAGGGTTGTCCCTAAAAACAACCCTTATATCAAAATTAGTTATGAAACAGATATACCTGTCATAACTGCGCTTAGATCACTACCTGAAACTTCGCTAGCAGGAAAAGGTTCCTGTCCACCGAATGTTAAAGAGTAGCCATTCATATCACCAAAAGCTGTTCCAGTTGCTCCTGAACCACCAGTCATTGTCATACCGTTAAATTGACCAGCTAGGAAAAATTTCCCTACTGAATCTTCAATTCCGTTATTTGTTTCTACAATTATTTTTAAGTCTGGGTTTTGCGCTAAAACTTTAACTTGGTTTCTTGTAGATGACTGCATCTTGTGGAATGGTGCATTAATTGCTTGGTCATAAAATACAGTACCATTTGCCTCACTTGGAGTAATAGTTTCTGTAAAATCACCTGTTTGTTTAGTTAATTCAAATTTGAAGAATTCTCCTGAACCTGAAATAGCTGTTAACAAACCATTAGTTGCACCAGTGGTTCCGACAATTGAACCAGATAGAATATAAATGTTTTTTACTCCTCCTGCGTTATCTCTACAGTCGAGCGTAAATCCTGCTGTTATTTCACATGCCATAATTTTTATCTGGTTTTAATTGTTAAACTTATGCTTGGTCGTTAGATACAAAATATTCCGGGTGGCCTATTTGTGTTCCTAACTTGTTTCTTAATCTATATTTCAGAGTATCTGAATTTATATCATACCATAATTGATAATTTGTTGTATCTGATACTAAATCAGTTCCTACAAACATATCTGTTGATGGTCCTATAATTACTCTTTCACTTGATCTTAATCCGTATGTTCCTAATATTTTAATATTTGGATATCCTGGTAGTGGCACTTCATAGAAACCACCTCTTTGAGATACAGTTGTAGGATCAA